TGGCGGGATGACGGGACAGTTAAGTGGACGATCACAAAAATAGACCTTCATGAGGTTTCAGTGTGCACCTTCCCGGCGTATGAGGACACTGGGGTACAGGCCCGAAAGGCTGAAGTTGAACAGCACCGGCAAAGGCTTCTTGAAGCCAAGAAAAATAAGTTAAGGGAGAGGATTGAAAAATGCTTAAGCAATTAATGATTTCCAAAAAAATCGAACAGCGTAAAGCCGCGTTGGCAGAGCTGGAAGAACAGGAGAGAGGCCTGCAAACCAGAGCAGAGCAAGTAGAAGCGGCATTAACTGAAGCCCAGATGGAAGAAGAGCTGGCTGTAGTTGAGGAGAGTATTGCTGAGCTAGAGTCGGAAAAGCAAGGGCTTGCCGAGAAAAAGGGCAAGCTCGAAGGTGAAATCGCGAAGCTGGAAGGCGAGTTAGAACAGCTTAACCAGAAGGCTCCCAAGCCTAAGACTGATGGACGCAGTAAACCACAGAGAGGAGAGATTCGGATGAGAAACAAGTTTTTCCGGGACATGACACGGGATCAGGTGGAGAGCCTAATCGCCCGTGCCGAGGTAAAAGAGTTCATTGAGCACGTTCGGGGCCTGATCGGGCAGAAACGAGTAGTGACGGGGGCAGACCTACTGATCCCTGACGTACTGCTTGAGCTGCTCAGGGACAATTTGCACCGCTACAGCAAGCTGATCAGCAAGGTCAACTTGCGACCCGTTGCCGGGACAGCCAGGCAGACCATCCTCGGCGCCATTCCAGAGGGCATCTGGACCGAGATGGTCGGCACTCTCAACGAGTTGGACATTGTGTTCAATCAGTTTGACGTCGACGGCTACAAAGTCGGCGGCTATGTCGCTATTCCGAACTCCATCCTAGAGGACAGCGACATCAACTTAAGCAGTGAAGTGCTTGATGCCATCAGTCAGAGCATCGGTCTGGCTCTCGACAAGGCGATCCTGTACGGCACCGGCGTCAAGATGCCGGTAGGTATTGTGACTAGGCTGGCCGAGATTGCACGGCCTGCCTACTGGGGTCAGAGAGAACAGGCATGGACTGATCTTAGAGCCACTAATCTGCTGACAATCGACCCAAGCGCAGCTACACCAGAAGCCTTCTACGCCGATCTGATTCTCAAACTCGGTGTTGTGCGGGCTAACTACGCCACTGGCGGCAAGTTCTGGGCCATGAGTGAGCAGACATTCAACATCCTCAAGGCCAAGGCACTACAGTTCAATGCTGCCGGGGCCATTGTGTCTGGCATGCAGGAGACGATGCCGGTTATTGGCGGGGACGTTGTGCTACTCGACTTTATCCCGGTTAACCACATCATCGGTGGGTATGGCTCGCTATACCTATTGGCCGAGAGGGCTGGAGTACAGCTGGCGCAGTCTGAACACGTGCAATTTATCCAGGACAACACCGTGTTCAAGGCGACGGCGAGATATGACGGACGTCCGGTCTTTGGAGAGGCGTTTGTCGGCCTAACCATCGAGCAGGGCGCTGGGGCAGCCGCGCCGACGCCTGCGGACGTAGTCTTTGCGCCTGATGTAGCAAACCCCCTAGACGCGTCTCTATCGGGGCTGGCGATAGGGACGCTAACGCTCGATCCGGCATTTGATCCGTCGGTGACGAGCTACACAGCCAACACAACCGATGCGACCAATAAGATAACCGCTACGGCAGCTAAGCCTGGGGCGGTTATTGCGATCAAGGTCAACGATACCGCGCACGAGAACGGCGCGGCGGCGACCTGGGGGCCTGGCGAAAATACGGTTAAGATCGCTGTCACTTATGGCACTACAACCAAGACCTACACGGTAATCGTGACAAAGGCTTAGGGGTGATGTCATGGGTACAGCAACCGTACTCGAGTTAGTCAAAGCCCGTCTCGGGCTAACATCGGCGGTCAGGGACACCTACCTGGCCGCCATTATTGATGGCATAGTCCGGGAGCTAGAGGATGAGAAGGGGCTGGCGCTAGATGGCGCCAACCCCTATCACTTGATGTTTGTGGTTGACTACGCTACATGGCGCTACCAGAATAGGGATTCGATGGAGGCTATGCCGAGGCACCTGCAATTCCGGCTCCACAACCTGATGATCCACGCCGGGGGTGGTGCCAGTGACGTTTGACTACGAGTTGATCCTGATTGGCACGGAGCCGGGTGAGAATGAGCTAGGCGATCCGATACTGGTGCCGGTAAGGCGCTCTGTGTTGTGTGACGTGCTGTCTGTGACCAGGGGCGAGCACTACCAGGCCGCGGCGCATGGGCTCAAGCCGGAGATCGTGTTTGTGGTGAATAGATATGAGTATCAGGGCGAGAAAGAGGTCGAGTTTGAGGAGCGGGAGTACCGAGTGATGCGGACATACCTACCCAGGCGCTCCAAGAGTATCGGTGATTTCGAAACCATCGAGCTAGTCTGTGAGGGGGTGGTCCACGGTGCCGGTGCCTAAGTCTGTGACCAAGATCAAGAAGGACGGCGTGACCTATATCTCCAGCGTGGACCGCACTCAGTACACCATCACCGAGCTTTCGAGGGCAGCTTTCCGGGATGTGGCGAAGCTACTCCGACGCCGTATCAAGGATATGGCTCCCGTCGATACCGGAAACCTGCGCCGAAACGTTGGGTCCTGGGTCCGCAAGGCCGAGGATAGCGATGCCCCCTATCTGCAGGTCGGTGTCTACGACAAGGAGCGGGCCAGGAAAAAGGGGTTGCAGGACGCCTACTATGCGACCTGGCAGGAGCTAGGAAACAGCAGGCACCCGGCAGCTAATGGTGGGCGTGGCTTTATCCGGCCTGCCGTGATGGATAGCATCGACGACATTAGGCGTATCCAGGGCAAGTACCTCTCGGAAATCGAACGAGAGAACCGGGCAATGGGGCTGATCGACGAAGAGGAGGAGATCGCCGATGATTGAGCTTAGGCGAGCACTCCATCCCCACCTTAGATCCATCCACCCCAGGGCCTATTTCCAACGAGCTCCAGACACAGCACAGTTTCCGTACCTGGTGTACCGGATGGAGATTCGGGACGACGGGGAGGCCCTCCAGCTAATCACTCTAGATATTGACGGTTGGGATAGGCCGGAAGTGGCGGGCGACACAACCGAGATCGAGAATCTTATGGTCGCAGTTAATGCTGGCATGAACAAGGCGACGCTGACTACCGATACCCTGGCAGTCAGCTTTTATTTGGACAGAAAACTACCCTTGCTAGATGACGACCCGCGGATACTCCGCCGGAAGTACATCTACCAGGGGCGCATGTTTGAAAGGGGAGTATAAAATGGCTCTGACACGGCAACAGGTAGAAAACATTCAGATCGATCATGGTTTGGTATTTGTCAACTATGGCGAGACCAACCAGAAACAGCTAGGCCCCACTAGGGGCGGTGGTGAGTTTGTTGTAACAAAGAACATCCGCGACATCGAGTTTGACGGGCGCAAAGGTAAAACAAAAGGTTTGCAGGTGATTGACGAAATAGATGCGCAACTCACAGTCACGCACCTGGATGCGAGTTTGGAGACACTCCAGCTGGCCATGCCCTATGCGAAGTACGATGAAACGGAAAAAAAGATCACCTGCGGCAATGACTCCGTCGGCATTATCCCCGAAGAAGCATATCTCAAGAACGTCACAATGTTCGCCAAAGTTGTTGGCGGCGGTTACAAGAAGATCACCTTGTATAACGCCATGAGTGAGGCGGATTTCACGCTGACAGCTGCACCAAAAGCGGAAGGCGAGATGCCTCTTGAGGTATACGCTCACTGGGACGCCTATGACGACACGGCGCCACTCTACGAGATCGAGGACATCGAGGCAATAGAGGATCCGCCAACGGTTCCGTAATAGCGGATGGGCAACGGCTACACAGGCAGGGGAAACCCTGCCTAATCTCTTATTAGGAGGCGTGACATGATTACCCTGAAACAAGGCATGAAAATAAGCGCAATCATAGACAAGATGGACTTGAAGCTCAAGACGAGGACGATAGGCAAGGATGGCAAGAGCGTGCCAGTCTCCCAGGAAGAGCTTGGCGCGGACCTGATAATGCAGGCACTGGCTAAGGCTCACCGGGCCGAGAAGGAAATTTACTCGCTTGTAGCCGACATCCGAGGCTGCACAATCAAGGAGGCCCAAGACGTTGACCTCGTTGAGTTCATTCGGGAGCTTGTGGCAGACGAGGGCGTGAGGGATTTTTTAGGCTCTGCGGTAGCGTCCCAGGCCCAAGAATAGCCGAGCTGCTATCGACATACGACGCGGGGCTAATTGCGGATCTACCCATATCAGTAGCCGTTGAGTATGTGGCTCGTGCACTTGAGCAGGAGCGGGAGAGAGAGCTTTACGACATATGGAAGAGGCTGTATCCCTGGATGGCCGCGGGGCTGCTGGAGTTTAAGCCATACAGCGAGTTTAAGGACGCGATTTTGAAGCCTCAGATCCAATACAGCAACAAAAGTTTTGAGGAAGTGGAGACCGAGATGCTGGCGGTGATTGCCGCTTACGAAGGCAGGTGATGACCTATCGAGATTTTTAGGCTCTTTGGAAGCGTTTTTATTGATGATACAGAGGCCAAGAAGAGCCTCCAAAAGACCGATCAAGAGGCACAAAAGGTAGGGCGCACTCTGCAAGATACGATTCGCATTGCAGGCCAATTCGGCGCTGAAATGGGCAAGCAGCTTACGACTGTCGGCACCAATATCATGCGCAAGGCCGGCATCCCTCTTGCTGCACTTACCGCGGGCATGGTCGGGCTGGGCAAAGTTACTGCCGATTATGGCGACCGTGTTGCAAAGGCGTCTCAGGAGATCGGGTTGTCTGTTGAGGCCTACCAGGAGCTAGAGTATGCGCTTGGCCAGAACGGAGTAGCGACAGATCAATTCGAGATGGCGATTGGCAATCTGAACCGCCGTTTGGGAGAGGCCAGGCGAGGCAACAAGAAATACCGCGAGACGTTGGAGCAGATGGGTTTCGACCTGGAAGAGCTTGACGCGGGGGCCGTCACGACCGAAGAGGGCTTCATGAGGATCATTGACGCTCTCTCTCAGATGGACGATGCGCAGATGCAAGCAAGCCTCGCATCGGAATTCTTCGGCAACCGCGTGGCTCGGAAGCTCATGCCTGCCATACGCGGGGGCGCAGAGGGAATAGAAGAGCTGCGAAAACGTGCGCACGATCTCGGCATCGTCATGGACGAGCAAGCGGCCCGGAAGTCTGAGCTTTTCGGGGATACGATGGACGATCTTGGGCGCACAATGGGCGGGCTTAGTCGTGTGATCGGGAGCGAGTTGCAGGCTCCCATCATCAATATCAGCAAGTGGATCACAGACATTGTTGGCCGAATCAGCAACTGGATTCAGGAGAATCCGAAGCTGGTTCGGCAGATCGTGATGGTCTCCGGCGCCATTGCCGGTGTTCTGGGGGTCCTTGTGACTCTTGGCACTACCATGATTATAACCGGTAAGATAATCGGCGCACTAGGCGTGATATTCAACATCCTCACCAGTAAGCCAATTCTTATTATTGCCGCAATCGGGGCGCTGTACCTGGCCTGGGAAAGTGATTGGTTAGGTATACGCACGGCGGTTGAAAACGCATGGGCAAAGATCGAGCCCGTTATCGATGCCATCATCGAGTGGGGCCATCAGACCATTGAGACCATTT